CGAGCATTTAATGACAGACCTTGACCAGCTAGCTCATGTGCTGAAAATAGTTTACCCTCTTTATCACCAATGACTAATGCATCATTCAATGCAACCATATCAGCTTTACTTAGCTTTTCAATAGATGGTCGTACAAAGTTAGTCAACAGCTTCTGGTATCGGCTATTTTGATTAATACCTACAACACGCTGTGTATATAGTTCGCTAGACGTAGACAAAGCCCAATCACCCATAGCAAACCTTGCGGCGCTATTAATATCATCGTCAGAGTATTTTCCGACAATGGAATAGTCTAGAGTACGGTTAATAGGTTGCTCAACAAGCCACCCTGTTTTCAATCCCTTTTCAGCATCATCAATGGCATTAAGTTCATCCAACACTTCATCTAACTCTTTTTGTAGAGAGGAGAGTGTTGGTTTAATCTTTTTGCTTTCAGACGCAATCATTGTCATGTTAGCGTTGACTTGAGTAGCTTGTTCTTGTAAACCCTTAACGTGTGTGTTAAGCATAGCGGCAATGTTCTTGTCCACTTTACCAACATCAGCTACGATACCTAGCTTAGCTAGCCTGTCAATAACATCGCTAGCAATGAGCTTAAAACCGTCTACAAGGCGCTTAAATGTCTGCCCCAATACCGTGGTAGGTATCTCATCAGTGAAGGCCCATTTAGCAAAGTTCTCAGCAAAGAATTCACTATAGCTAGATGCCCACTTGTGAATCTGAGATTCGTATGCCTGATACTTACCGTAGTCACCACCAGCCCACTTGTCAATCCAGTTGACAGCAATGTCTTCTGCGTTGGTAATAGAACGGTATTCTAACAATGCTTCAGGTGGGAATACATCTGTAACAGACTTGTTAATACCATCGCCTTTAAACTTAATACCTTTAGCACGTAGCCACTTGTTAAAGCTGCTATTAATAATGCCAAAATACTTTGTAGCAAACTCTGCTTCAAAAGCGTGACCATATTCATGGGCAAAGTTTTCCATGTACTGACGTAGTGATACGGGCTTACTATCTGGCCCTCTACGCATTACAATGAAAGATTGACCACTACCATAATCATAATGTACAGCACCAGCACTACCGTGCTGTTGCTTCATGTTAGCTACTAGTGACTGTACAGACGGGTCTTTACTTTTAACCATATCTTCGTAGTCCATGACTACAAGTTTACGGTTATCCATACCTAATGATTTACCTAGCTTACTGACAAACTCTACAATAAATGCTTTTTTAACTCCAGCAGACATAGTGATGTTGCCCACAGTAGTTGTACCGGGGGCAATTTGTAAATTAGCAAAAGTATTACTATAATCTGCTTGGAATGTAGATGCAGGGCGACCAATAGGCACTTGACTACCAACAACAATGTTGCCTAACTCATCTACTGTGTCTTCATTAGCTTTAATGTAGTCACGTACAGTTTGTGCATGACCAGCAATGGTGGCATCATCCCAACCTGTTGTATTTTGTAACCAAGTTTTAATCTCTTTATCACTCTTACTAGTAGCAGTCTTGCTCCCAATTTGGTAGGCAGCTTTATCTACATCGTCTTCAAATGTAAGTTCGGATGTTTTATAACGAGGTTTACTGTCCGTTAGGGACTTAGGTGATGGAGCACGTTCAAGTGGGGGAGTCTCAACAACAGGAGCTTTCTTAGCACGTTTAGGTTTGCTCTTAGACAACTCTTCTAGCACCAATGCTTCTAGTTCAGCTTTACGTAGTTGTAAATCTTTCTTAATGTTTTCTTCTACTAAGAACCCTGTGTTAGTTGTATCTGGTACAACCTTCATACCCATAGTGTTTGCTGGATCAGCAGCTTTAATGTATGCTTCAGCAGCATCTTTAGTTAAGAAACTAGTTGCTGTATCTGGTTTATAAAACACTTTACCAGTAATTACTAAGCCATTCTCAGACAAAGTAAATGGGTCTACTGAATGTACGTTAGGGTTATTTGTTTTAGAATAGATGCGCTGTAAGTCTGTGAGTTCAGCAGCAGCTTCAGATGAACGAACACCTTTAGCCGCAACCACATCTTGTAGTTCGGCAATTAGTTTCTCAATGGGTGCACGAATAGTCTTTTGTAAGTCATCGGCAGCAGTTGTAATGGCATCAGGTAATACTTTAGAAGCATTCATGCTTACTAACTTACCTAAGTCAATGGCTGTACTAATACCTGTTAGTTCACCTGCAACTACACCTACAGCTTGTAGGCGTTGTTTGTTAGCCACTTGTGAAGCAATCTTAGCAGCTTCAGCAGACATGATGGCATTCTTACCACCAGCAGCCGCTAGTGATCGTTCAACACTTTGTAGTGCATTAGCGTTCTTAAATAGTTTAGCTGACTTAGCAACTGCAAATGTACCAGACAATGCAGCACCAACTACACCTAACCTATCTAACCAATCAGAAAAACCACCCCATGTTTGCTCTTCATTACTAGCCACCTCTTGTACTAGTAATGCGGCTTGCCAATCAGTGACTAGCCAACTATCCTTTAAATCGTTATATAAACCAGATAACCACTCACCTTTAAGTTCTTCAGGCTGTGCACCAAAGGCAGCTTGTAAATAACTTTTAGTTTGTGATCTACCAGAGGCACGACTAATGGCATCCGCAGGGACACCATACTTAACTGCCACTCGGTCAATAGCTGCACCTTGTTCAGCAGCAAACGGGGTAAACTCATACAAGAATCCTAGTCCAACTGTAGACCAGCTTTTACCATCTTCAATAGCTTTATCTAACGTAGCAGCAGCACTTAAACGTTTAGACATGCGTGCTGTAGATTGATTAATCTCAGCGGGGGTGTTATTGAACAACACGGCAGGGTTACGTACAGCAGTTGTTTCTACAGCTTGTGTTGTAAGTTCTTTTAGTTTAGCTCGTACATCGTTAGCGTTATTAATACTGAGTTCACCATACATGCGGTTACGCATAGCTACACTATCCAACGTTTGTTGAACAACGTTTACATTACCTTCTGAAGCAGCTTTAACCGCAATGCTACGGTCAATGTCATTCTGTTCAGGTACAGTGGTACGCCAGTTACTGTCAACAAACTGGTCAAAGTTAATCTTATCTGGAATGTCAGTAGTACCTGTAGCAGCAGATACAATACCTTTAACAACAGAGTAGTTGCCTACACTAGCGTCAGGTGCAGCCACAGTGTCTTCAGCAGTGTACAAACTTTGTTCAGGAAGTTCCGCACCATCATCTTCATATAACATCATTGTAAACCTTATTCAGCAGCTTTAGTGGGCGTTTTAATCTTACCATATGTACCTGCTACACTACCAATAGTACCAAAGATAGTAGCTGCTGTTTGGAAATTAGTAGCTGAAATAGCAGCATTAGTAATGGCTGTGTTTGCATCTGCAATGTCTGACATGTAACTCATGTTACTAGCTAGCTGAGCACTAACACTGGATGTTCCACCAGCTAAGCCACTACCACCCATACCACCTGTTTGAGCAGCTACGTTAGTCATAGACGCTTGTGTCATACGTGCTTCACGAATTTGTTGACGTACACTACGCACGTTCTGTACTTCAGCCTTTTGTTGTTCCGCAGCGTATTGATCTTTTTGTGCTTCACCTGCTTGGTAACTACTGTAAGCAGCACCAGTAGCTGCAATTGCAATTGTTGTTAGTGCCATCTTATACTCCTAAGTATTTACCGTAAATGTGTTCGTATAACGAGTATCCTAGTTTTTCCAATGGTTTAATAATCATTGGTACGTAGGGTTTTGCATGGTGAGTAATAACCGATGCACCTAAATCTTTTGCTAGTTGTTCCGTAGCTAACAACAGTCGTGCGCCAATACTACTCTGTCTATATTGTTTAGAAACATATATAATGTCTACATGTGCAAATACATTCTCAGAATAATGCAAGTTAGGCTGCACAATTAAAACGCTATATCCCACAACTACGTCCCCATCATAAACAACAATGTTATTAATAATGCCTAATTCTTGTAGTTGTTTATATTTCTTACGATCAGGGGCTAACTTAACGTTTTCTTTATTTAAAGCTAACTCATCCCAATGCTCTACTAATACACTAGCCGCATCATCTAAAAACTTATTAGTATCTACATTGTATACAATCTTATACATTAGTATTTCCTACGAATGTTCCTGTCCAACCAACAATCTTCATATCCTTACCAGCCTGTGCAGTGAATTTAAACTGCACTGCTTTACCCCTACCACGTAATTTATTCTTAGAAATAACTAGAGGGTAACCATCGTCAAATGTGGAGCCGGGACTTGTAAAATACGGACGCAGTTGGCGATATACTTCAACTTCAGCAGCCCACTTACCGGGATAGGTGTTGTCAGTAAAGTCCCAACGACTCTGCATCTTACAACTACTTTGATTTAGTGGGTTAGTATTAGCATCAAAAGATGTTTCAGTGCGCTTCATAAACACAGTTAGATATTGACCAGTCATAGCCCGTGCAGGGCCATTACCACCCATGTTATACCCTGTAATAAAGTAAGAAGGTTGCTCACTACCCACACTGTTAAACGTATACCAATCTTTAAACTTAGTGGCGCTATCTCTTGTATTTTCAAAATCAGCAAACGTCACAGAGTAGTTGTTACTAGTAACTGGATGTAAAGATAATATCTTATACGCTTTACGTGTACCAGACACGTTAGAAACATTAGAAACAACTGTGTTTGCTCCAGCAATTACAGTGTCTACACCAGCTATAACAGTGTACTCATTACTAATAGTTGTTGTTTCTTTAGTAACCTCAATAGATACAGGGATGACACCTACCGAACTATTGATTGAAAACCAATACCAACTTGTTAAACGAGCGTCAAAGGCCAGAACAGCATCTTTGTTGAATCGACCACTACTAGTAGATGTATTAGTTGAGTTTGAATATAACCAATAAATAGTTTTAGTTGTAGCATTGTACGATCCTTCAGCATATAGTTTACCTAAGATTGGAATGTCTTGATAAAAGGTTTTAATATTCTTTTCACTAAAGTTAGTAGCAGTGTACTCTACAGCATTAGTTGCACTAACAACGTAAATACCACTAGTGCTCCAGTAAAGAACAGTGTCTTCTACAGCTACAACACTTTTACCACCAACACAACCAACAGCAGACACCCTATCTACGGCATAGTTAGATGCTTTAAACCCTTGGTCAATACCCGAGATAAACCACACACCGTTAGTAGCAAACACCATAATGCCCCTACCAAGGGGTTGTAACGCTACAATCTCACCTGCTTCAGGTATTTCAATAGTACCGCCATCATCATCTTCTAAGTCGCTAATAACTTCAGATGTAGGATCATTGGTTTGATAGCAATTACCTACTTTATCAATGTTATCTAACACCTGACTAAAGAACACAGTTCCTAGCAAGTCAGATGTAGGCATACCTGCATACCATGTTCGTCCCGCAAAGAAGGCACACACTTTAGGACGGTATACAATGTCTTCAAATGGATCAATAATAAAATGCCCTTTAGGGGCAGGAGAGTTACCAAAGTCTTGTTTGTTTAGTACAACACTGTCAAAATCATCATTTGTATCTTTGCCATAAATCCAACTCTTAGTGTTAGCGGGATATTTACCTAACGATGGATCACCTGCACTCCCACCATTATCTTCACGATAAGCATCAATTTGTGTGTCAGTCCAACCTTGATTATACAAGTTGTATTTAACATCAATAATGTCAATGCCTTTTGCAACCCACTCTGCTTCTGTGTACTCTTCACTAATAGGAACAATGTTACCAGCATTATCAATTAATGTTACACCTTTAAAGTCTCTAATTTCTAAGTCTAGAGTTTTAACTGTAAATGTACCCCATACATTTTCATCACCTTCAACAGGAGTATAACTTACTAGTAATGGTAGGGTATCTGCACTTGTAATGATTAGTTTGCCGTATGTAGGCGCAAAGCTACAAAGTCCTGCACCAACAGTGTTGGGATTACCGGGAACTTTGTAGCTTTCTAAATCAATACGAAACACCGTATTGCGGGATGCACTAACGCTACCTGTAGCAGCGTTATAAAAGTTTAAGTAACGACCTGTCTGAGCTACAATAAAATCCCTATTGCCACTACCAGCTACAGTAGACCATGTGCCAGTTGTAAAGGCCCATAAATCCTTACTGTCAGCACTAATAGCAGCAGCATGTAAAGCATATCCACTTTCGTAATCAAGTCCATTACGGCGTTCAATGACACCATCAACTTGTGGGATTACATTCACACCTTCTTTGTAACTGTTTGGAGGTGTAATAAAATAGCCGCCTTCAGTGACTAGACCACCTACAAACGTAAACGAATCGTTGACTGAAGCTTGTGCTGCCATTACATTTTACCTTTCCACTTGTGACTATTCACATCTTCTTTATCTGGTTTTTCTTGAATACCCAATTCTTGCTTAGCTTTATCTCCAGCTTGAGCAAGTTTGGTTAAACGTTGTTGACGCTGCATTGCATCTTCTTTACGCAGTGGCTTCTTCAATTTCAATACCTCGTTGCTTGGCAATTGCTAAGATACGTTCTTTACGTGTAAACAAACCTTTAAGTTCGTCTGGTACAGGGCCACGCATTGAGTAGCGTGCTTGGTATAAACCCATCGGAGTACGATCAATGGCAAGTTTATTTACAATACCACTCTCTGCACGTTCTTCTTTACGTTCTTTAGCTGCTAACTTCTTCTCTTGGTGCTTTTCCATTACTTTATCGTATGCAGAGGTCATTTCATTTCGCCTTTCCATTTGTGCTTGTTAACATCTTCCATATCTTCAGGCATTTCATATTTAAGTTTTACTTCAACTTCTTCAACTTTAGGGGCTTGTTTTAATACTTCTTTAACTTGCTTATCAACTGTCTTTTGTTTAGTAGTCATATTATCTCCCGTAATTAACTCGTGTGTTATATTTAACTTCACCATTCTCATTTTTCCAACTATCGTTACGCATTGCCATGCGGCCTCTAGTTGCTTTACGCTCTTCACGGGCATTAGCTTGTTGTTTCAAATTTACGAATGCTTGACTCTTAGCTTCAGCTAGTAATGTTGGAAAGAACTTCTCTGGAATGGCTGGAATAAAGTTGTCTGTATGTGTCCAGTTAGCTTGTTGTGTACCATATGCACTACTCTTGCTAGCTTGTAGTGTAGTGTCTACAGATATGTCGTAGCCATCAAAGATTAAAAACTGGTCATCGTAGCTAGTCCAGTATTGTGGGTCTTGATTAATAACATACCCATTAGCATTAATAACTCCAGCTTGTACAACTCTGTTACTAATAATGTCATTAAAGGTTTGTGGGTCTACCCACGTTACTTCTTTTTTATTATATTTAATCCACTTAACTTTATTCCATGTGTCTGGAATTTTCATTTTAGTTGGGTTATTAACATCACCCAATGCTTGTAAAGGTGCAAGTTGAAATAGAAAAGGCCAGTCACGCTGGCTTAGTAATTCAAAGTAGGCTTCTTTAACAAGCTCTGCAACTTGTACTGCCTCTACTGTTTCATCAATACTACTTACGGGGTCTGAATCTAGTGCAGAAAGAATGTTCTGCGTCATGTCTAAAAGAGATAGCTTTGCCATCTAGCACTCCTTATGCGGGATCAAGTAACATTATACTAAAACCAGCTTCTTGTGGTGTAATTAGAGTAGAAGAAGACGTACCATCTCCACCTACGTAAATTGAAACAACATCGTTCACTGCAAGCGATGCTAATCCTGTAGAACTTACTGTTAAAATATCTGCCCCTGACGTATGTTTTTGCATAACAATTTTACGGGTATTAGGTGTTCCATTAACTGCGTAATGAAAATAATATTTAGTACCAGAAGCTAAAGATGCAGTTAAAAAACAAATCCAAAAAGTAAGTTGGTATTCACCTGCAACTTGTACAGTCATTGTGCCATTAGCTGCTGATAATGTAACGTGTGCATTACCGTTAGTAGTCCATTCACCTGTAGGATTTAACTTAGCTTTAGCACTTGCAGCAGGGAGTGTCTGTGCTGTAACACCTGCTTCAATGTACAATTCACCGTAAGCATGGCCTGAAGGAAACACCCATGCACCACTACCGCTACCGTTAGCACGATATACCTTACCACTTGCAGCAGTGGATACACCTTTAGGTTCGTGTAGTTGCGGATCAGTAAGCACTGCGTGTTGAATATTAGGCATCTATTTCTCCAAAAGGAAACGGAGAAACCCCTTATGAGAGCTTCCCCGTTAATTTACATTAAATGTAACGTACTACGACAGTAGCTGTACCAGCAGTGAATGAACCAGTGATGGTTGCAGTTAGGTTAGTTGCAGTGGCATACACTTTAGCCAAGCCACGGTTAGTAGCAGCATCACCAATGGCATAAGCACCACCAGCAACAATATCAGCACCAACAGTTAGGTTAGCAGTTGCACCTTGAGTAGCTGAAATCCATCCATCAGGATCAGTTGCATCACCAATTTCAACCTTAGTGCCACCAACCCATGCTGTACCAACCAACAAGTTGACATCCACAACAGAACTGTTAGCAGGAATTGGGATCACTGCACCAGAAGATTGGAATGTAATTTGCAATACTGCTTCTTTAAAAGCACCATCGGTATTGTAGTCACCAGCAACATTACGCTCAGCGTAGTTAGGGCCGAAACCGACGATTAGTCCGTCAGCGTTAGTCCAAGTAGATTGACGAGTCATTTTAAATTTCCTTTATGTGTTAGTTAAAAAACACTAGGAGTATTCCCCTAGTGTTAATTAGTTTAGATTGTTGACTTAGAGATAACAGACACTAAGCACTCAGGGCGATAAAGCTTGAGGCCAAAACGTGCGTTCATCACATACTCATCGCGACGCAAATCTTTGTTACGCTCGTATTCAACACGAGGCATCTGACGATAAGCACCAACGAAAGGAGTCAAATCACCACCAACAGACATAAAGATGTTAGTTACTGGAGATGCAGGAACAGACACGCTATTGATAGTTGTATCTGTAGGTGTAGCCAAGAAGTTAGAAACATAAACGTCGAAGCCGAAGATGTTTTTAACGAAGCGCATACCTGTCACTTCATTCACAAAACCACCGTTAACAATACCACCGAACTGTGGGTTGTTAATGAAAGCTTGTGCACCAACCAATTGGTTGAACACATACTCTTGTGATGGATCAATGATTGCTACACGGCTACCACCAGCTTGTGCTTTATCCAAGGCAAACTTAGCTTTAGCAAAGTCATCCAAAGACAACACAGTGTTGGTTGCACCTGAAGCCACGAAGCGGTGAGCAGCACCGTTAATGGTATTCAGGTTGTTAGCAGTTTGTGTATTAGCGAGAGAGAAAACAGAAGTCTCCAAGTTCTCATCCAAAGCACGACGCATCTTGGTAGGGAACATACCAATGAGTTGTTGAGCGTAGTAGCTGTCTTGCTTAGCCTTATCAGTGATATAGGTAGCAGATTCAACATAACGATCAATCGTGAAATTGAACTCACCAGTGTCCATTGCGTCATACACAACGGGGGTTAGTTCAGCAGTTTCACGCATGGGCAATTCGCCAACAGACGGAATAGTAAATTGGTTGCCATCAGGGAAACCGTTAAGCATACGCACGTAGCGTGTGCCCATTAGTTGTTCTTGTAGAACGTCTTTTAGTTCAGCAGACCAAAGTTCTGCACGAACCAAATTCTCATTAACTTTTGCGTAATCAACACCAGCCATTTAATTCTCCTTATTGACCAAAATATAAGGTCGGGTTTTTAGAAACAGTTTGTTGTAACTTATATTGAAACTCTTGTGACCAATAAGTGTTAGGATCATCTTTACGGACTTTAGTAGCCCATTCTTTTGTTCCTTCTACCTTACTACGATCACCGCCATTTGAAGTTACGGAAGTGGTATTTACTGAGCCGCTATCAAAGTTGTTTGATGGAAGGAATGACCCACCACCGAATAATGATACAAACTCAGTTGGGTCATTTGCAGCTAGTTCCATAAGGATACGGGCTTTATCAGGAGTTGAAGCTTTTTGCTTAAACATCTGTTCTGCTTTATCACCAAACTTCTCTTTCATAAGAGCATCAGCTTTAAGCAAATTGCCAGTCTTAGTATCTTGCTGTTTACGACCCTCTAACGTCTTCTCTACAAGCTGTTGCACAACATCAGGGGTTAAGCCCTGTACAGGAGGATTGTCGGCCTCTGGTGCACCACTTTGTTTCGACATACGTTCCAAAACCTCATCAATAGTTTTAGCTGAAGCAGCTTGCTCACGTAGCTTACGATTTTCCTCTTTCAAGGTTTCGATAAACTGGTCAGCATTGTTATATGCTTTAGCTAAGTCATCTGGGGTTTTGTATTTTTGCGTTTCACCAACAAGTGCAGTGAAAAGCTGTCCATCAGTTGTCGCTAATGGCATGTTAGCAGCAGGATTGTCGCCCTCACCACTAAAAATTGTTGCATTGGTCATGCGAAGTTCTCCTAAAAATTGGTAGCCTTAGAGTAGACTAATTGAAAAATGTCACCTTTTAGCTGTATCAGGTAACATTGACATGATAAACTCATAAGCTTTAATTTGTCCTAAGTTGTATGCTAATTTAGCATAGTGATTAGGACAATCAAAGTCATCTTTTTTAATATTACTAATATCTTCTTTTAAAGTATATAGTGTTTTATATAAAGCTTCTAATGTATAACTACTGTTATTCCAAGCTTTAGTAAACTCTTCATTACTACTATCTTTAGGTTTATTATTTAATAATACTTTATTCATTATATATTCCTTATATTAGTTTATATATAACATACTACCACAATTATTGTGGCATGTCAACATCTGGCCCTTCAGGGCTAATTGTTGACTCTGTTTGAATGTCTTCAGCTACCTGATTCATCAATCGCTGTGTCTCAGCTTGTTCAAAAATCATAGCATTGTCTTGGACAATACGGTAGTTCTGCCAACCTAAATTCTCTTCCAAAGCCTTAGCAATAGCTTTACCACTGATATGAGCAGCCACAGTTGGCATAGCCTGTACAGCAGCCATAGTTTGTGATAATTCTTGAATAAACCTTGCTTGTTCACCATAATGACGAGCACCTAAAGGATAGATTTTACCAGCAGCCATTAAGTCATTTTTTGTAACTTCTACAAAGGATTCAGTGCCGTAATCTTCATCAACTGAACGAATACGTTCAACACCTTCAAAGTTACGTACAGCCTCCCCTAACATTCCGTTTAATAGAGGCTCAAGGATGTTGCGTTCAAACCAGCTTACCTTGCTTTGAAAGATACGTCCAGCAGCGTTCTCTAGGCTCTGTACCTCGTACTTTGTCTTCTCTCCGGGGGTACGGATACCCATAGCCTGTTTAGGCGCTCCTGCAAGCTCTTCCATGCGGTTCATCAACTCGTTAATCTGAAGGTCAGCTTGTAATGCTGTAGCATCAGGACGTAAGAAGGTTAGACTACCTTCGTCACCAACGAATACAGTGGCTCCGGGTTCATATTCAAACTCCTCAACAGTATTACCGCCTACAACCATTACAGGATAAGCAATCAAGTCAAATACATCTGCCTTTAAGTTTTCCAAATGGTCAATACGGTATTGCATACCAACCAACTGGTCTAGCGGCCCTTGTGCCCATAGGTTGTCTGTACGCAATCTCCAGCCACAATGGTACATCGGTTTACTACCTGTCCACATTGGGTTAGCTTGTTTACGTAAAATCCACTTACGGTCGATAACTGTGATTAATTGGTTGCGTAAAAGCGTCTTCGTGGATGGGTCATACATGTCCCCCCAGAACTCTAACAACTCAACCATATCACTTTCTAGGTATTCATCAGCACTACCAAATCCATCAATAGCCATGTTCAATTCTTTCTTGAACTCTGGGTCATCACGATAGTTTTGACGGAACTGTAGTGCTTTATCCAACACACCTTTGTTGTAATTTAATGCTGGCTTAGTTTCAATGTCAGTCATTAAGTCACCAATAGACTTAAGCATACGGCGTACAACAGGTGTTCTATCAAAGTTTTCAGCTAACGGATTAAACACAATGTCTGTAGGATTAATGCGATAGGCTTTAGGGCCAATGTAACGACTAACTACATTACCTGTTGCGTCACTAATAACATCACGCACATAGTCATATGTAACAACTACGTTACCAAAATCAATGTAGTCGTAAACCAGTTGAGAAACAAGAAGTTGAAAGTTAGAAGCTTTTAGCTTCTGTTTCATGTAGTTAGTAATGGCATAACGCTTTTTAGTCAACTCCTCACTTTTATCAGTAGCTTCCCAAAAGAACCAAGTCTCAGATGGAAACAACGCAGCCATGTAGTTGGCATGTAAGTTGTCCCGAATCTGAGTTAGTTTAGGAGTTACTGTAGAGTTTTTCCATGGAAGTTTACTGTTACTAGTTTTACGTGTATCAGTGGCAAATAAGTAGTTACGTAACTCTTGCTGATCTGATTTCCATACAGAACGATTAGTGTCCCACTTAACCCACATGTCAGCAATTTTATTTGCTAAACTATCGTTATCAAAACTTACTTGTACGTTGTTGTTCATATTGTCCTCTTAGTAGGCTACGCCACCAAATTTAGAATTAAATGCAATGATGTTTGTTTTCTTACCCCATGACCTACTAGATACAGGAGACTTACAAATCTCAACACAAGCCGCTAAAGCATCTTTAACGTCATCATGCTCAGGGTTATTCATAATGAGTTCTTCTTCTAGCACTTGGCAGTTACCACCTTTGTAGTGCCAGATTTGATTGTTGGTATAACGTGGCTCTAAGATAGAAGCAATGCGTTCTGCTTTGTTCATAGTCTTAGGGGGGTTATATTCATCAATGGTGAACACAATGTTTTGACTACGCATGTAGTCACGGAACTGACTTACAATGAGTCGCTGTGCAGCTACCACTTCACAACGCATCTTCTTAAATCGCCACTTCCTAAACACTGATTCAGCCCTATCGTACATAACAGAAATCTTGTTTGTTTTAAACCGATCAATGTCAAGTACATAATAGTTGTTATCTTCATCTACACCTACCACAGCAATAACAGTGTAGTCTGAATTGTGGTTAACTGTGTATGCAAAATCCATAGCTGCATAGACATGGAGAAGCTTATCACCAAAGTACCAAGCACCGCTAAAGTTTTCAATCTTATCCCTTTCATAGTAGTTAAATCTACTACGGTCAATTAGTTGCGTTTCAACTGCATTGGGGTTATTGTAGTATTGGGCATAGAACTGTGTAATGTCCAAATACTTTGCTTTTTTACGGGCTAATTCTTTTTGGTCAAAGCCAAATGTTTTACCATCAGTACGTCTTTGTTTAGGCCACAGGAACTCACCATTAATTTCAACAGTACGTTCAAATGTCTCGTAAACTTCTAACTCTACATCGTCTTCAGTGACATCATCGTAATAGGCTTCAGTCATCTCCATCATATCTTTGTACAAGTCACCGGGATGGTAGCGTGTACCAACAGCCCACTCTTTAGCACCTGTAGATTCAATAGATGATAGTTGTGAGTAGAATGCCCGTACTTGATCTCTACCAATCTGTGAATAGGCATTATCAGGCACTACAACGTCATCTAGAATGGCTACAGAGCAATGAAGTCCTGTTACGTTAGCTGTGATACCAGCAGCTTTAATAGTAGCATCACGAACACCCTCTGCCTTACGCTTAGGGTGATCTACGCTAATTTCATCAGCAGCCCAACGCTCTCGTTTACCTTCCATTTCATTAACCATCTCAGGCCAATAGAAACGATAGATGTCAGATAATAGTACATCTTTAACAGCTTTAAGTTGTTTTTCAGCCAAGTTAGCTGTAGCTGATACGTATAGTACAGTTGCTTCAGGGTACTTAGTAATATGATGTGCCACACGATAGGCAATCATTGCACTCTTCTGGTGATCCCGAGGTAAAAGTACAAGTTGGTTATCCTTGGCATCTTGCCGCTGCCACCATGCACACAACTCTTCATGCACAGCACCCAACACACGGTGTGGTGCAACTAGTCGAATAAACGTGAGTAAGTCTGCCTCTGCCGCTTGCTTTACTAGTTCTTTTTCAGTCATTACCATTTAACCTTATCTGCCCAATATGCAGCACTCATCTTGCCTTTAGCAATGTTGCTTGCATGTCGTGCTTTAAAACTCTTTTGTCGTGCTGTAGGTTCTTTATCCCCACTAACACCTTGTTGACCAAATCGAATGGTTTTTACTTTGTCGCCTTCTTTAGCTACAACTACATGTGATTTAGTTGCATGGCTAGGTGTACGCTTAGGCTTATTAAAACCAGAAACACCAGCACGCTCTAGTCTGGAATCTTTAGTCACTTCATAGCTCCATTCTTCTTACGAGCAAAACTACGATTAGCACTCTTACTAGTAACACGTAAATTATCACGACTAGCACTGCCACCTTTACTTAGTGGCTTCTTATGGTCTACATCTTTACCGTCACCTTTGCTTACTTTACCTTCAGCCTCCATCATTCTTCGTGCACCATTACGTTTAGCCCTGTCTTTTTTAACAGAGTCTTTACCATCATACTTTTCATATTGTTTTTTATAATCACGTTTTCCATTTGACATGAAGGGCATTACGTGTACTCCTGTAACAAGAAGTCACTTGTCTCAGTTAGAATATCGTCACCTGTTTCTAGCAATAGGTTATAAGTTAACGCAACAGTTACATATTCCCACCATGCTTTTAGCATGTCATCAACTGCACCTGTATACCCTAGTGAGGTTAAATAGGCTTTCCAACGATCAATTACAGTGTTACCAGTGAAGCCACGAGCAGCTAAGAACTGCATTTCAGCATCACGTAATGAATAACTGGTAGCACCGTTCTCAAGATAGAACGATAGTTCCATATCCTCTTGAGTACCTGAGTGTCCTAAACTTCGTAAAGCTGTAAATTTTGCTTGGGTATTAATCGTCATTTTTTGCCTCCAATTACAATTCCTAAACGAGCCATATCACCTGCAATACGACTAGGGATAGGGGGTAGCTCTACCTCTTCTTTTTTAGGGCGTCCTACGGCCTTTTTGACCCCTTCCTGAGCATATCCTTTATCAGCCAACCATTTGGCAGCAGCAGTGCCTCCGGGTTGTTTAGCATGACTCTTCATTTGTTGAATAGCTTCAGAACGTAGCTTAACTTCTAACTCAGCTTGCCACTTATCTACGTGGGGTTTAATTAAGACATGGTTGCGTACTTCAATCCAATGCTCCCAATCCCCTAACAAGGTTTGTGCTGGAAGATATTCAGACGGGTCACGGCAATCAAGAAACACTTCTTTCCATTGTTGCAACGTATACACTGGTTTAAACTTAACGTCAGGACGAGCAAACTCTTTAAAGAGTTGTAATATTACTCGCTTGCCACTGCCATCAAGGAACTTGGTTCGGTCAACCATTCAATACTCCTAATCATTTGTTTAGGTATTTGATTACGCCTAGCTATCTCACCATTACTAGTAACTGCTTGTGTAAGAATAATACCTTCGGGGCCATCATAAACAACCCACCCTACTTGCTTACATAACACTGGAACATACAGAAACTCTTCTTCGTGTACAGCCCAAGCTGTAACATCTAACTCTGAAGCATCTTCCCAAATTATGTAAGCTAGTTTCATTTTTTAGCTTTATTTTTAGCTGTACGCTCACCTCGTTTAGGTAAGCTTTTACCTGCTTTAGACATGGCAATTGCCACTGCTTGTTTCTGACTCTTACCACTGTCCATTTCTTTTTTAATGTTTTTAGAAATGGTTGATTTACCTTTACCTTCTTTTAACGGCATAATAGTTCCTTAAATAAGTTCAAAATGTGGGCCATCAAAAAAACTTTTGAAGTCACCACCCCATTTAATTTTTACATTTAACTCAATAGCTGCACGCTCCATAGCTAATGCAATTGGGTAGTAATCTTCTTTTTCCCAACTTACTTTACCATCTACATAAGCTACTAAATCTACTGCTCTACCAATAAGGTGTTTACTTTTCATTGTTTTAGACAAACCCTTTTTAAATAGTTCTTCTTGTCTAACCAATGTACGAATACCCTCAGTAACACCAAAGTCAATCTCAGTTATTTCAATTGCACGTTTAACTACTGCAACTAAATCTTCATCTACACCTTTTAATCTATCTAAAGATCGTTGTGATAATTGGAATGTCATTTCTTAAACCCTGCAACAATGCGACTACCAAACAAGAAACCAAATGCAATGTTGGCTGCTTCAATGGCTAACTGTTGAATGTGTACATCTACAGGTACATACAGTGTTGAAATACCTACAGAAATTACTAGTAATGCACCTATATAACGTGCTGAAGCTCTTAAGTCCACTACCCACTGGCTAGGTTGACCAATGGGAGTGTCCATTTTAGCGACAGCTTCTAGCCGCCGTACATCTGCTTCATCTAGTTTAATCTGCTCGTCAACAGTGGTGGCTTTAACACTCCCTGCCCACTTACCAATGGCTTGTTTAATACCTTCTACACCAATAGGTACTAACGCACCTACAATTGTTTCTAGTAACATATTACACCTTGTGGTTAGACCAAACTGTTGCTAATGCAGCTACTAAACCACTAATAAACAATAACGGCTTAGCTATCTTAGAAAGCCAATCCAAAACAACGAACGCCCCTTGCGCTGCATGAAAGGCATCAACTACGTCTTTGGTGTCTTGTGCAACCTTATCAACTTTGCTTTCTACAGCAATAAGGCGCTCGTATATTGCAGTGTGGCTTACTTCATCAGTCATAACTAATTACTTATTAACAATAGGTTGTGTGGTAATAATTCTTAGTAGTGTTACAACAACAGCAATACCAATACCTACGTACATTTGTTCAATTGCTGTAATAGGTAGTACAAAAATAAATCCTTGCATTACTGACAATACTGCTAGACTAATGGAAAACCAAACAGTTTTTGATTTAAGTAGTTGTATTAACATTTGCGTTATTAGTATTAGTTAATTATTCTGGCTGTGCAACTGATGCTTGGTAAGCAGCAACAACTTCAGCAGTGTGCATGGCAGCGCAGATGGCCTTCACACGGGCATCCTCGGCGCTGTAATCATCGCCGGGGGCAACAACGTGGCGCGCAAACTTGCTGCTGATTTCAACGCCATCTTCCATAATGGCAGTTTTGGTGCGGACTTGAAGTGTGCCGTTTTCCAAGACCTCAATGCGGTCAACAATTTCAATTTTTTCTAAAGCCATTTTGATACTCCAATCAAAATCAATTTCTGGTCTTCTGGGCCAGTACAGTTTTTAAACCGATCAACAAAGCAAAATTACAACAACACAATCGCACCGCTGTTGTCTATTGTGATAGTTTTAGTTACAAGTCCGTTAGGGCTAACCAAGCGAACGCCTGTTCCCGATATCGGTAAAGAAAGATTGCCCGAGGTTGTAAACCGACCAGCTTCAACTTCTACACCAGAAGCTGTTACTTGAAACACTAGGTTGGTTGACCCACCCGATGAGTGAGTAGCAGTCAATGACCCAGCTTGGCTTGAACCCAAAATACCCATTTTTACGCCGTGATCTACGGAATCAGCCGTAGCCACAAACATGTCTGTGCCGCCGTTTGATCTCCGAGCGTAATAGAACGACGAATACGTCAATGCCGTTCTTGCACTGCTTGCCACTGCGCTTGCAAATGTTCCATTTACTTTATTCTTATCATTAACAAATCTATTTGTTACGGATATAAATTCCGGTGCAAACACGTACACGCTGTTATCTGGTGTATTTGTTGTATCGCATTTTATGCCGTTGGTGCATCGCTGAATCAAAGGCCCAACAATAGTTAATTGTCTGCAATATCCAACATCTATGCCTGTCGTGGATAATCCACTATTCAACCCGGCGATATCCCCACCTTGGATAATAATATCTGCGTAATTTGAGCTGCTTGGAGTTCCGTCAATGTTTACCTTAAACAAAACGCCCGGTACATTTTCCATGTACGTGTTGTAAAAACTAGCGCCGCAAGTTCTGTGGATATTCACACCACCAACGGAAGTGCTTTCAATTAAGCAATTTTCAAAGATGGAACCAAAACTGTTTCCACTTCCGTTGGATTCAATAATTACACCCCAAGGGGATTCTCTAAATGTGCAATCGTAAAACTTCTGTGTTGTTGTTACATTTGAAGTTCCAGCAATATATAAAGAGGACGTTAAACAACCAGACAAGTTGACGTTTTTATATGTGCAAAGCATTCCAAAATTTATGTACAAACCAATGCCAAATTTTGATACGCCTACGTTTTCAATTTCCGCAAAAGCAATGTTGATAAAATTTATACCAACAGAATTAGCCGTATTTGACCCAACAATGTCTATATTTTTAATAGCCACATTCCATACGTATCCTGAAAAAACGTCTGCCTGATCTAAAGTGAATCCAGTAGTTGCGGCAGTTGCGGATGTGAAAGTAATTGTGCAAACGGATGCTGCGGGTCTGCGCCAATCAGTAGGTGTTTGGTTGGAACCTACAATGCTTTGCCCTTGTTTTAACACTAAGGGCTGAGAGCTAACATAATCACCCGGTGGAAAATAAACAGGGGAAACACCATTAGCGGCTGTAATTGCCGCTTGAAGTGCTGCGTAGCTGTCTACGCCATTTGGGTTAGCGCCATAATCAAGGACATTGATAAATGCCCCGCTTATCATTGAATTTGTAACTTTAGTCAGGCTCATGGTTTAACCTTTAGACAAAATAAGTTACAACAAACTGAATGTCAGATGTTGCTGCAACAGCAGTTACAGAATAAACAGACGTGCCGTAAACGCCACAGCCGTTAAAACTTGTTGCTGATCCAGCAGCAGAAGAACCGATGTAAACCAACCCTGCTGTTGAGAAGGGAAGTCCTGCGCACATAATCCCACCGCTCGTACAAGCAATGCTTGTAGCTCCTGACAAATATCCAGATACGGTGACTTGTCTGCCAATTTTGGTGTAACTGCCAGAGGATGAGAACGCGCCAATAACCGTCAGGCCAGCCCCCTGTGTAGGCGTCCAAGTACCTTCCTCATAGTCACTCAGCAACTCGCTTGTGCCTGTGCCCGGTGTGGCAGAAAAGTCGATGCCTTTGCCCGAGGTGCCGATGATGAGGTTTCCTGTGTTAAGTGTTGCATTTGCAGTTGTGCCATCAATGTTGAAAGCATTTGTGCCACCGCCAACAGTGACTTTTAATGAGCCGCCAGACGCAATTAAAGTGCCTTGGACATTGTCTTCGGGAGATATGCGGGTATTCCCGTTGCCACTCCAAGCTAAACCTTTACCGGCTGAAACTTTTACATCGTCAGTTGATGTTGCACCAGCCATCGCAACATCGCGGCCAGCGGTCAGATTGGCAACACTAACTTGTTTGGTTGTGCTGCTTTGAACAATCGGCAAAACTTCTGTACCCGCTAAAGGGGTAGTTGATGCCGTTAGTGCGGAAATTTTTAAATCAGCCATTAGATGTATCCTTTAACAGACCAGTAAATTGTGGATGCGTTAGTGTTAAAAACATTGATTGCTCTAAACGTAAAACCAGTAGTCGTTACAGTAGCAACTAACCCTGCAACAGTGCCATTACCATCTCCAGCAGTTAATTGAATGTTTTGCGGATCTGGTACGTTAAGAAACGGTGCGGCAAATGTTACGCTTGTCAAAGTTGATTGATAAAGCGATCCATACGCTATCCAACCAGAAGAACTGGTAACAGCAGATCCTATTTGCTCAGTTAATGCAACAGGCACATTGACAGCGCCAGATTGTTGAACTGGTGTTGTTATGCCAAAATAATTGTTTAAACCTACTTGACCGTTTGTCGGGTTAAGTAACGCCACAGCAACTGAAGTAACTCCTGCGCCAATAAATGTATTGCCAGAAATAATTAAGTTATTGACGTTGTTCAAACCAATTGAATTTACAACTGATACATACCCCGCCCACAATTCAAAAATGTTTCCCGTCACTGCAATTTTTGACAGCCATGTGTTTGAGTCAGTGCCAATATGGAAGCCAGACAACGCAAAATTGTTGCCTGTAATGTTGATTAGTGAAAAGGTTGCTGTACCACTTGTTCGGGTTAAAGAAATTGCAAAAGTGTCCATTAACTCAAAAGAATTGTTAACGATCTGCAAATTGGAACTAGCTGCTCCTGTCCAAGCCATTCTGTAGCCATAACTTGCACCCAAGAATTTGCAGCCTGTGATTTTTAAACCACCGCTTGAGTTTTGCAAAATACCTGCGTTGCCTGCGCTGACTGGGTTAGTCTCAAACAAGCAATTGGTGATCATGCCGTCACCAGAATCAGAGTTATAAATGTTGGCTACTTGAATACCCGCTACACGGTAATCAATAAAATTGCAATTTAAAACTTTCCAAAAACTTGCAGATTTAAAATAAATGCCTGTTGCAAAATTACGGCATAGCACGTTGTCAAAAACGGTAATTTGATTTTCTTGTTGCGATCCAACAATAGGTGCGGTTATTTCAACGCAAGCCCCGACTGTTTTTGAAGTAGTTGCGGTAAAGGCAAAATCCCTGAACACAAACGCATTATTGGTTTGCGTAGTAGCAGAATTAAGCCAAAGACCGTTAAACACCATCAAAGAATCACTAGATGTGTCTGTGGAATACAAAACAGTCTCAGTTGGGCCATCACCCAAAATACCGCCACTGGTTATGGCTGTTGTAAGTTTTGTAAACAGATATGTGCCAGCAGGGTAATAAACAATGCTACCAGTCGCGTGAGCCGCAGCCATAGCTGCTGTATCGTTTGTTACACCATCACCCACAGCACCAAAATCTTTAACGCTGACAGTTTGACGCAATCTAGCTTGCACGGTAGTGGTTACAGCACCTGCACCCGCAGGGTT